GTATGCAGCTTGACCAATTGGATCACGACCGAATCTTGAGTTGTCTGTACCAATAATTGAGGTTACAGATTTAGGACGACCTGGCTTTTTCTCATCATACCCATAAGGTACATTCAAGACAGAGTCTTCTTTTCCACCATACAAGCTAGCTATTTGGTGAGGTGTACCATAAGCTTGGCCTGATTCTGCAGGATCATTTCCTTCTTCTTGTATTTGCGCGTATCTAAACTCTCTCTTCTTGTCTTCAATAATCATATCTTCAAGTTCAGCATATTGATCTTCAGAGAAGTGGAAGATTTTATCATAGATAAAGTCTCTTGGAAGTAGACTTCCTTCCATTGCTTGCTTAGCAAGATCAATCTTCTCTTTAAAGAGTGCTATCCTTTCTTGATCGTAGATAATTGAAGGGTTAGTAAGAGATAGTGTAAAGTTAGCAGCTGATTCATTTGTGTATCCATGAGCATATAAATGTACTAAAGCGACTTTTGTTAATTCACTAATAATAATTCTTTGAAGCCTCTCGATAGTTCTAGCGAAACGAATGTCTTCAGCCGCAAGTGTTGCTTTACCAGTTAAGTCTTTCTCATAGCCCATAAAAGCCTTAGGTATTTTAAGAGCAGCAAATAGCTTCTCACGGAAGTAAGCAACGTCTTCAATACCATTATAATCAAGACCTTTTGCTGTATCTATCTTTGTAGAAGTATCGTTACCACGTACTGGGATAAAGAAGTCTTCTAATAGGTTTTGTTGATTGTATTTTAAGTTATAATTGCCTGTGTTTGGATCCATAAGAGGTGTCTTCTTCATCTTCTGAATCATTCTCTGCATGTAGTTATCAACTTCTCCTGGAGGAATTGCACCTACGTTTACATAGAATATACGGCGTTCAGGAGCCCTAACAATACGATGTATCAACATCGCATCTTCAATCAATACATACTGCTTAAATAACTTACGAGCAGGCTCTAAATATGATCTACCATAAGGAAGGTAGTTAACATCACCTGTCAATCTAAAGTGTGCCATCTCAAAGTTATCAAACCAAATACCTGTGTCTGTATTCTTGATAGAACTATATCCTGTAGATGATGCTAAAGTTGCATTAGGATCATATTTAAATCTAACCTCTTGAGGATTGTGTGGATTGAAACCTTCTTCACGGATAATATTATAAGCCGAGAAAGGAATTACATTATAAACACCGTACTTTTCAGCAATCTCTAGTTTGAGGTAAAAGTCACCGTATTTAGCCATGTTACGAACCCAAGACCAAAGATTAAATTCAATATTAAGTACAGAATAAAATAAGTTGTAGAGGAGCTTCTGAATGTTCTCATCAGAAGATCTAATTTGTAGTACTTCACCTTGTTCATTTTTAAGTGTGCATTCGTCTGCTACGATGTCTAATGCGGAACAACAAATAGCATCTGTGTCCATTGCATCGTAGTCTGCATAAATTTGTACTCTTGCTGATTGATAGTTCTGTGCTAGGTTTAGGTTAACACCATACGCTGTAGAGGTTGTGTAAACCTTGTTGAATCTATCAACTAAAGAGTTAGTTTGAATAACACCAGATCTTTGAATGGTGTCTGTGTCGATAACTTTCAACATGTCTCCACCTTCATTACGAATAATAACGTCAGTAGAGAATAGACGTCTTAAGGTAGAGAATAAATTGTTTTGTTGTTGTTGTTCTGCCATATTATTTTATTGTAGTAGCCATGTTAAATCATTCATTTCACCTCCTCTAGGTGTATTTACATTCATAACCCAAGGGTTCTGATTATACTGGTTATTAGCATTGTAAGCAATACTCTTATCTTGTGTTTTAGTAAAGCTATTCAATGCTGCATAAGTCAAATTCTCAGCTGTCTTTCTGAACCTAAGAGACGTTTCTCTAAGGTACATACCTATAGCAAAACTCATAACTAGATCATCATTATAACTTTGCATCGCTTGTGCTTTACCGTTCTTCCATATAAACACTCTAAGCTCTTCTAACAGTCTGATTGACTTTATATTAGCTAGTTTGTTCTCTACAATATCACGCATCTTCTCTATAACCAATGGTCTAGTCTTTTCGGTTGTACTAAAACCAGGAACTAAACCTGTTTGAGTGTTAAACCTGTCCACATATTTGTTAAAGTCCATATTCTGGTCTTGCTTGTAACTATAGTGAACATTTGTATAACCTCTTTCTAATACTGTCTGTATAACATCCCAACCTATGTTTGCATTCTCAACAACTAGTAAGGCGTTATTATATTCTGCAGCTATACTCAACAATATGTTAGCATAGTCTCTTGTATCTATTTGTGACTTATATTCCGCAACTTGTGTTATCGACTCAATATCAATAACGTGAAAGCTAGAATAGTCATTACCGTCTCCACGTGCAACGTCAGCAACAATTGTGTAGTATTTAGTAGGGTCAGGATATTCCCATATCCAGAGCGCTTTGTCGAGGCCTCGTCTTTCAATAGGTTCTGATATCTGTGTTTCTTCATACCAACTTAATATTTCTGGTTCTATAACTGTATTACCTGATGTTGCAAAGTCACAATCACACTCTTGAGCAGCATTACGTTTACCTAATATCTTATCTTGTTCATCACGCCATTCTTGATGACGTTCAGGGTGCACCGTCCAAGGAAGTGATATTGGTAAAAACCTGTTCTTCTCTTCTTGAGCTGATGTATAAGTTTTGTGAAACCAGTTACCAACACCATTAGGAGTTGATAAAGCTATACAACCACCACCAGTTGCCAAGGTTTGTTGAGCAGCTGTGAATATGGTTTCAATGTTGTCAATGAACGCAGCCTCGTCTATGACTAGCAATGATACCGCTTCAGAACGTCCTGCATCACCTGCTGCAGAGACTGCTTTTACTTGAGAACCATTTGCCAGTCTAAGACTCAGCCTATTATCTTCTGACGTTCCTATCTTAAGCCAAGTTGGTAAGTTTTGGTAAGCGAACCTTACTTTTGTTACCATGTTCTTGGCTGTATCTTGCTTAGTCGCAATAACAAGAACGTTTTTATCTTTGTTGAACAACATCAACCATAGAGAGTAAGCCGAAACAAGAGTAGAGATACCTAACTGTCTTGACTTATTTATGATTGAGTAATCGTGCTTTTGAAACAGTTTTAAAACCTTTTCTTGAAACGGATAAAGATTAAATAGTTGTCTGCCTCTTTGCGGATGTTGGATCATATAGTACTTCTTCATGAAGTATACTGGATCCGTCGCACATTTAACAAACTCCTCCTTAATCCTTTCCTTTATCGTTATCTGTTGTTCAGACATTATTTGTGTGTTACAGCAAGACCTATTACTAGAGCACCAAGAACGAACTTCTGTATTTTGCCCATCTTAATCCTTCTATCGTTCTTCTTGATGTCAGCTTTTAGACCATCAATTTGAATCTTATAGTTCTCGCCTTGTTCTACTTGCTTTTGTATAATAGATTGGTAGTTAGTCTCTTTTTGTCTAAGAGTTACAATAACTGCCTCTCTATTCTGGATTGATGAAGCTTGTGTTTGAATAACACTATCTTGCGCTACAACAATCTTTTCGTTTACTTGCCCTTCTTTCAAATCAACAACTACAGCTTTACTTACTTCAATAGGAAGTAGTGTAGTGTCACTAGAAACTTTGGTGTATTCTTCTTTGTAATTAGCTACAAAAAAGCTATCTACTTGTGTAGGTGTATAAACCAAAGCATCTTTTGCGTCTTTCAAATCTTCTTTAAGATCTTTAACCTTACCATTCAAGCTAGCAACTTTACCAGAAAGGTAATCGTTGTCTTGATCTAGAACAGCGATGCCCATTTCTAGTGTATCGTTTACCAAATCGATAGAATCAATCTCATGCTGGAGTGAATCTATTTTAGCTTCAAAAGGCGCTGTATCAAACCTCTTTGGAGAGTAGATAAAACTATACCATACAAGAGCTAAAAATGCTAATACTGCTAGGCCATTAAATACTATCTTCTTCATCTGAATCTAATTTAGGGTTTTCAACTTGATCAATTTGTTTCTTAAGTAGCTTAATTCTGTCTGGGATATTACCAACAGCTTGTTTGTAGCCACCTACGTCTTTGAGTTTCAATGTTCCATCTGGAGCTCTTTCAGTGTATTTGGCAAGTATTGCCTTTACCTGTTGCTGCAGATCTTGTAACTCTTTCTTCTTCTTGTCAAGTCCTCTAAAATCTTTTTCAGACTGTTTTAGATCAGCTTTTGAAGGCTCTAGGTTGTCCTCTGCCTCCTCTCTAATCCTAGAGATAATGGTCAGATTGTTTTCGGTTAAATACTTTTCTAAGTTAAATGACATAGTCCGTCAATTTACTTATAAATATTTATTAAACCGATAAATCTTCTTGAGTCACGCCCTTCCTGAGAGGTCTAGATAGTTCTAGCCATTTGTCATAATTGTATCTGATACCAAACAAATAGTATTCATCTGGTTTATTATAACCTTTCGGGTAGAGTATAGCTGGGCCTGTCGGGCAGTGCGGCTTCGTGATGCCTTTTTCGTCTTCGTAAATGTTGAGGATAATTCCTTCTACAGTCTTAATAGTCCTGTAGGCTGTGTCTTTCTTTGCCATAGACTTAATTTAGATTAAATATACAAAAAAATAGGGAATAAAATTAGTCGAAGTCTATAGTATTGTCAAACTGTATATCGTCATCTTGGAGATTGTCTCCCATGATAAATTTAGTTAAAGAATAGATACCGTTATCAATGAGGTCTCTTACTTTTGATACATAAGACTTTACAGTATCCATTATACCCTCTTTTAATTTAGTAGGGTCAGATATTAAAGACACTACACTCCAAAATCTATAACGGCCAGTCTTCTCTCCTTTTAGCTTCTCTGAAGATGACTTAAATCTTACCGTCAACTTCATTTGATCTGCTATTTTTGCAGCATATCCGTCATCTTGAGTTGAGTGTAGTTTAGGATTGGATAGATCTGTATTAACAGATAAAACGTAATCAGCTGCTGCAGGACTTCCTGGACCGAACTTTTGATATCCTGACATTGCTTCTTTAGCAAACTCTATTTTAAACTTAGGGCTTTTATTAAATAGCTCTTCTAATTTAGTAGCCATTTCTTTATGAGCTTTATCTCCGGCAGCTAACACCTTATCTTTACCTGATTTTAAACCGGCTTCTACACCTCCAGATTTTGTATATCCTACTTCAACAAACTTGTCAAATGTTTTAAGTACTTCTTTAGCTTCTTTCGTATTTAGAATACCAGGAACTTTTTTAGCAGCGGCATAAAATGTAGCAAGAGATTCGTTCTTACCTCCAGACATTAACTGAGAATTGCCTACTTTTACACTTATCTTTTTATTACCTAAAATAACATCTGTTTTTGGTGTATTGTTACTAGCACCTTGACTTTTCCAGAACTCAGTTAAGGTAGCACTTTCTCCAGTACGGCCTGTCGCTCTAGCAGATTTACCTTTTTGCAGTCCTAATTTTTTAACAGATTCTTCAGCTTTGTCTACCATTTTTTTGTTAGACTTCAACTTCTTCATTTCATCAGGAAGTATTGCTCCTTCTGGTACTGGTAGACCATTTACTTTATACCAAGCATAAACTAAAGCTGATTCAAAAAGAACAGCTTCACCTGTTTCCGCCTCAGTTAAATTTTTTTTTAATATGCTCTCTAATATTGTTACTTCCGTCAACTCCTCTTCACCGCCTTCTGCTCCGGTTTCTGATGGTGGTGTTGGCCCTTCTTCTTCAGCCGGGCCTTCTTGATCTCTTGTTGCTTGTTCTGCTCCTTCTGGACCTTTTGTCTTCAAAGGATTACCGTTCCTCAATATTCTTGAGATAGCAACCATGCATCTTTCTTTCTCACCAATTGACATCAAATAGTACTTCTTACCTTGTACAGTTGCTTCGTAAGCTTTACCCATAAACTGCAAGAAAAAGTACTCACCATTATGAAGTACAATCTTAAACGTAGTTGGTTTAGGTGCCACTACATATATACCTGTAACATAGTCTTGAAATGATGGTGTCATCAAATACTCAAGAACGTTGTTAAGTCCTACATACTTCTTTAGTATGAACTGCATAGGATCGTCCTCGAAAGTAGATTGTTCAGGCTCCATCCTATCTAACTCTTGAAGGAGTATAGTCTTTAATATGTCGTGGTTACTCACAGGCATTATTTTTCTTTTTTAGCCTCAAGAAGTTCTTCCATCATATTTTGTAGAGTCATCTCTGCATCTTCTTCGTCTCCTGCAGGAAGTTCAACTGTACCATCTGGAAGTTCATCCATATCGTGTTCTCCATCTGTATATTCGTGGTAGTTCTTTGAAGCTTGATTGATATAGTTCTCAGCATTAGTAATATGATCTTGTATCCAAGCTGGGATGTCTTTTTCATCATCTCCTAACTTCATCTTAAGTTCCATAGCACTCTTGATAATAGACTCAAGGCTATTGTGAGCCATAGATACTTCATGGTCTTCTTCTTTAATGCCTTTCTTAGCACGAAGTGCTGCAAAGTCAGCTGCAGTAATTTTATCTTTTGGTTCAGCTGCTTGAGCTATTTTCTCTTGGTTTCCAGGAAGATCTTTCTCTTCTAGCTCCTTCATCAAAAGGGCTTTGAAAAATGAAATGCTGTTCATTATTATTTCTTTTTAGATTTTTTTGCTCTTTTCCACAACTTAGCGTCTACCTTTCTAGCACCGCCTTTACCTGTTACAAATGAGTTTACTCGGCCCATTGCCCATTGATGTTGACCAACACCTGGGCGGTGGCCTGTTTTCCATGCAGCTAAACCTTTAGCATACACGCTTTTAAGTATTGACTTAGATATACCAGTAGACTTGGCTTTATTTGCTAGAGCCTTTTCTATTTCAGCATCATACTCAAGAATAAGTATTCTCTTTAATATATCTAAATTGTTGATCATTTCTTTTTCTTTTTATCTAGTTTACGCTTTACAATCTCACGAGTTCTATCCATCTTTCTAGCGTAAGCAGGATCATCTTTACGATTAAAGTTGGCCTGTTGATTTAATGAGCCTGTTATCTTACTCATATTACTTTTTCTTGTCCTAATCAACCAGTTAGCTAGCTTTTCAGCAGGAAGCTCTTTGAACTTGCCTTTAGCATCTGGTGCATTAGAATGATGAAACTTCAACCTCTCTTCATACAATTGTTGTAGTAGTTCGTGT